GGACAAACTGCCGAGTAAGAACCGTAATGCTTCTTGAAACAGTCGATACTTGGCAGTTCGCTTGTCTCAATTTCGATATGACTAGGCGCAACAACTAATTCTTTGTTAGCTACTCGCCTTTCAAGCAGTTGTTTGATATACGGTTTAACAACTTCTGCTTTTTCAAAGTTGCACCACTTTAATAACTGCTCTCTGTTCTCGAAATCCTTTTCAAAATAAGACTCTTTATCCTTGAAGCTTAGCTTTGTACCAGTTAAGAGGTTTTTCTTCGGGTAATGGGCGCAGTAGTAGTCTGCAAGCGACATCTTATGCTTCTTCAAATGAGTATGAAGACTTCTTTCGCTTGGAAAATCTTGATTACATTCTTTGCACTTAAACGGCATCATCTAATGATATGCCCAAGATACGAGCTTTCCACTCAACCATACTTTCAAGCTTGCCAGCTTCCTCTCTAACAAGAGTCTTTTGCATTTCAGCGATCTTGATCATGTTAGCGCGCTCTTCTTCGTCTTGAAACAGCTGAACAATAGCTAAGATAGAAGCATTCTCCTTTTGTCTAGCGTTGATGCGCCCTGATCTATCACCTTGAAGCTTTTTAATCAAGCTTTCTACGCGGCCTTCGCATTGATGGTACTCGCCGCTCTTCGCTTTGATGATTTCAGCAAGACGAATACTCATTTCGTTCTGCTCTTGAGTATCTTCAAACATTTTATTCAGCTTATCTAAATGCCTTGAAGTTGTTTCCAAGTTGATAATTTCTTTGCACACGTTCATGTACAAATTAACTTCATCAGCAGTAAGGTCAGGCTTGTCCCAAGTCATTCTAATGAACTCTTCCTCGAAAATATTACGATCTTCTTGTGATGTATAGCAGTTAATGATCTTTTGAAACCGCGAGTTGGCTAAATTGATAGTAAGCTTCTCAATACAGAATTTATGTTGGCGGTTTAATTTTTCTTTATTGATCTTTTCGCCAGTAGCTTGATTGATTTTGTTAACTACGCGCTCAACAGAACGCGGAACTAAATACTTTACGCCAATAGCGCTTTCGGATTCAGGTTGACCTTCTGCGTTTACCGTTCTAATGAAGTTGGCTACAGCTCTCTGCTCAACTCCAAGGTTAACAATTCTGCGATCAGGAAAAATGAGTTCGGCAATTCTTACAGCAGACAATCCAATAGCTGTTTGATCAATAATAAACTCTTTTTGAGACTCTGAGAACTCAATGTCCGCTGCTCTTTCATACTTAGATGTTTTATAATTGATTTTGTTGCTTGCTAAGAACGATCTAATAGCAATTCCTTGCTTAGACCGCCCATCAAGCTTCTCATTAGCAAAGAATTTGCGCGTGATAGTGTTTAAATCAGGAAATTGTTTGGCTAAGTCTCTAATTTGTGTTGCCTCTTCGTTTGTGAAAGAGATGTCTGTTGTTTCTTGTTTAGCTTCCACTTAAAATATCCTCCGATTGTAAAATTTTTAGAGCTACTTGCCTAAATAGCTTTTTAAGATTTTTGATTTGTTTATATCCAGCCTTTTTGCCTTTCTCGTTTGTTTTGTAGCCCATTTCCGCCGCTACCTTCTCCTCGTCCACACCGTCAACGAAAAGCCTTGTATAGACCCTGTATTGCTTAGGAGCAAGGTATAAGCGCATTTCTTCATGAAGGCGAGCTGCGCTAGATAAAATGTCAAAATTCTGATCTCGCATTGAATGAACAGCATCTGTGTGGCCTTCGATAGATACACAAAGCTTAACATCGTATGCGCTCTTCTTTGTTTTCTCCCATTTCCTGTATAAAGGACATTCAGAACACTGTCTTCCGCTTGGCGTGATCGAACAAGCTGGCGGTTCGTTACCTTGATTATACTTGCAACCTAAACATGGGCGAGTATAGTTAGAGTAGTTGTTGCGAAGCAAGTTCTTGATCTGATTAGAAGTGATTCTAGCTATCCAAGGTTCAAGTGCGCGATCTTGCTTCCACATATGCCACTTCTTTGAGATATGGAATCGCACAATCTGTGCGACATCTTCGTAATCCATCCAACAAATAGCTTTGAGCTGCCAGATATATCTGTGCTTCTCAATGATTTTGTCTATAATGTCTTTTTTATCTTCGTAGGTTATCTTACCGAGCTTTTGAGCTTCCATATTTTTCGGGAGATAGGCCATCAATACCATCAGAGCGCTTTGCTTTGAATTTCTTAGCTTGCGCCTGCATGGGATTCCGTTGTAGATCTTCAAGGCTGAAGGCTTTAAAGCCTCCTTCCATTGCGATTTCAACGTCTAACGACTCTATGTGTGGAAGCTCCTCAATATCGGAAGAATCTTCGTCATCGTCTTCTACTTGTGAACTGCGAATAGCAGTTGGTTTCTGCTGAACTTTTGCCGTTGACTGTTGAACAGCTTTCGAGCCAAAAGAAGAACCGCATTTTGAGCAAAAGTTTGGCGCAAATCCAACATACTCATGTTTTGCGCCGCACGATGAACAGAAAGTGATAGCCATATTATTATTTAGATATGCGGTCAACCTTATCGTTAAGGTTTTCCAGCTTTACTAATATCTTAGTTATATCTTTCTGTATTTCAACCATTTTGTCTGTATTAACTGGCTTTCCTTCATCATCTACTATCTTTGAAAGGCGTCGAGAAATATTTTTTACCTCTGTATTAACGTAAGACATTTGCTCTGCCTGAACCTTCATCTCTAAAGCAACAGGATTAAAATCATCCTTCTTTACATACGTTGTATTTAGGTAGTACAACGTACAGGCGATCAAAATTCCGCCAAATACCTTAATAATATTTGCCCAACTATTCAACTGAGACGTTTTTGACGTTGCGCTGCTCATCTTTTATTCTATAACGGAGATTAATATTGTTAATCTTCTTTACAACAAATTTTAAGATTTCGCTTCTTTTAATATCTTCTTCTGAGAACTCAAAAGTATAGATTCCTTTTTCCATGCAGTCTTCTCCAGTGAAAAGTTCAAAGAAATCAAAGAAACCATTCTTAACTTTAATGTCGGACTGCATAAAATCTCCGCATAAAAAGATTTTTGTACCTTCTCCGATTCTAGTTAAGAGAGTTGTAATCTCTTTAGCTGTAAAGTTTTGCACTTCATCAGCAATAATGATTTTATCAGTGAATGTGCTGCCTCTTAGGAAGTTAACTGGTATTGCGGTAAGCCTACCATCGTCTTTAAGACGGTAAGCATCAGTAGCTTCGATCATTTCGTGAACTTTATCCTCAAGAGGAATCAAGTAAGGCGCAAATTTGTCGCTAACAGTTCCGGGCAGTGCGCCTAGAGACTTCTCTCCGCTCTCTGCGATTGTTCTAATGTAAATGATTTCTTTGTCATTGTTGCTAATGAGGTTTAACGCTGCGTAAACAGCCATAAATGTCTTTGATGTTCCCGCTGGTCCAGCGATAAAAGAGATTTTGGTCTGCTCGTTTAAAAGTATTTTTAATAAGTCTTGTTGCTTATCTGAAAACTTAAATTTTCTTTCTTTAAATTTGATTTCTTGTTTTAGTTGCGGAATTGTGATTCCCGCAGGTTTAGTTTTCTTGTTCTTAGGGGCTTTTTTTGCCATAAAGTGTTAAACCATCTCTTCAATAATCTGCAATCCTCCTTTAGCTACTCCGTTGGAATCAACAGAGAGACTTTGATTAGATAAAACGCCAGCTACCGAAAAAACAGTAGCGTCCGACATTGTAATTGTGCAGGTTACTGTTGTGTTTGGTTGATAATCAGATAGCCAATCTGCATTGGACAGTCCGTTTACTTGCAAAGATTTTGTAACTTTAGAAACGCTAACTTTTTCGGGATATTCCGAGCCAATAACAAAATTTGGAACTCTATCAACTTGAATATCGAAAGAAATATCCTCGTACTGTGAAATTGGAGTGCTGGAAAAATTTGGAGCAGTAAATTGAACTGTTGTCGCTCTCAAAGGAGAGAGTAAAATGCTTCCAGTTCCTGCTTCTTGCTCTGCGTGCGCGTAAATTCCAGAGCCAGTCGCTAATCCGTAAGAGTCAAATTGAAGCGCCGCAGATGCAACCTTCCAAGGCTCAAATGATGCGGAGAAACTTTTCAAATAACACTTGTTAAATTGGTAATCTGGAACTTTAATCAGCGAACCAGTAACCGAATCTCCAGTCAAATTAATGATTTTGTTGATTTCTCCAGAAACTAAAAGAACATTTGCCGAAATGCTAGAACTTTTTGGGCCAGTTTGAATGTAGTAGTCCATTTGCTGACCAATTCTTCTAACTCTTTTTAAACTAGTTGTGTTTGATGCGCTTAAACTAGTTGCGTACAAGATGTTATCGGTAGCACTATCAGAGTTCGTAAAATACGCTCTGATTTTATCGTAAGTAACGTAAGACATCTGATTATTTTACACTTTTTTTGAACTGTTTTAGATCAGCGTCATCAATCATTGAAAGCCGCTTCAAGAACTTGACATTTTCCAGTTTCACGTTCTGCATAACAAGACGACTGCCGCCAGTAATGATTCCTTCTTCGTTTACGTCGTAGATAAACAAAGTTGTTGACATTAAGCCGATTCTCACAATTCTCGCTGGGCTTTTTGTGCCGTCCCAAAACATCAAAACGTCATCTTCTTTTAATCCAGATGTCATTTTAAAGATAATGCTCTTGACAATGTTGATAATAAATTCTTTAAACAGCAACGAAGCAACGCCCGCTACCAAAAGTACCGAATTTTGAGAAATAAAAGAATTCATCTGATCTTCCATGCTATTTTTTACACTTTAACTGGAAAAACCACCTCTTGAACTACTATAACTTATGAACGGAAAAGGATCAAAACGTCGCCCATCTTCTATCTCTTCTGACGAATTCGCAAACAGAATCCA